AAAGCAGTAATCGAGAAGAAGACTAAAACTGGTGTTCCGTTCTGGGTGGTTGAAGCCGATAAGGATAACTATACAGTTTGGGATAACATTATAGCTGATAACTTAGGTAAGAACATCGGAAACGAATGTGATGTTGAGATCCACGTTAAAGGGGATTTTAAGAACATAAGAGCTTTGAACTCAATCGTTGGTGATGTTCCACAGGAACTCAAGGAGGTAGTAGACGCAGCTTGTGGGATTGCACCAAGAACTAATGTTCAAGACTCAATCATCGCACAATGTCTAGTTAAGGCAGTAATGGCTCAAGAGAAGTTTTCGATTAAAGAAGGCGTTGAGATGTATAAGGAAGCACTTAAACTATTATGAATGGTCAAGAGAACTCAATCAGAGAAATCTTGGGACAACTATCGCAGAGATTATTGTCGTTGTGTTCGAGGAAGTCGAATAAAGAATACTACGTTGAAGGATGTAGATACAGAGTGTTCTGAATAACTTTTTATTTTTTTTTGTTATGCACACGAATTGTACTGTGGGGCGTACACTAGGCGCGTAGCTATCGTGGGGTTCGATTCCCTGCCGTGTGCTTTGGGCGAGTTGTTAAGCCCTGCCAAAGAGAAAAAACAACCTTGAGTAGCTGACACCTAGGAAAGACTAGGCGGTGGGGAAGACGGGCAAAGCTGTAAACCCATCATTATTATAATCATGGAATTAGAACAAGCAACAAAGGAACTAAATCTCTGTATGGAAGAGCAAGAGACCTATGTCCATTGGACTGTGCTTTTTGGAGCTAGAGATCCCTTACTTCCTGTAATGTGGGAATTAGTGAGATCATAATCATGGCAAAGTGTATAAAATGTGGAGGTTGGAGATCACGCCAGAGCAAAGTAAGACTTATGTGTCGTAGTTGTAGTGGGAAGGAGACTGGCCGTCAAAGGAAGGAGAAGAATCGGATTGTTAGGGAAGCAAGGCTAAAAGCTGAAAAGGCCAAATTCGGGCCCTAGAGGCTCTTTACTCAACGAAATGTTTAAATAGCTTCTCCACGTCCAGTTTACAAGTAAACTGATACTAGAAGGATCTAGTAAGTATTTCTAGAGTATACCTGCTTCGCAGTGATTTAGCTAGCTTTTAGGCCTTATCAGGCCAGCTAGCCAACCGCTAGCCATCATACATCTAGCTAGCACTGGGTTGCCTGTGCTAGCTATCTGTTGGGCTAGCTCAAGCATGGGCATAACTAGCCTAGCTTTCAGCTAGCCTTAGTAAGCCCATGGGTCTCACGACCCACTACCTCGGCGCTCGCTGCTGCTCGCGCCTCACGGCGTAACCCCACTTATACCAGAGAAACCGAGAGTACACACAGGGGAGTACATGCAGAGGGAATATATAACACCAGAGTTTAAAGATGAGAGACCAACAACAAGCAACACGAAGACAAAGAAACAATAAGAGACAAGCGGATCTTGAAGAAAGAGACAGATAGACATATAATGACCCTCCTCAAATTTCCTGATATATGTCACTACTATATAACAGTAATACCATATTCATCACCAAGAAGTGAAAACAAGTTCTTATAAAGAAAGGGATCTTACAATTCTCATGGTTGTCACTAGTTTTCACATGCCGATTATCCAAGGGTGTGATGTAAGTCTATACGAAAAGGATTGATCAACATAGAACCATGACTCGGTAACATTAATGTCGTCGATAGAACATTCCGTGGAATATATACACAGTATTTTAATTCCCCAACGATGGGTTAGGATTAATAGAGGCTGTTTTGCCTTAAAGGTGCAATCAAAGTAAGCTACGCTTAGTTAGAGGTATATTGCATAAGGTAGCTTAACTAGCTAGAGGAGAGATCTGTTCAGGGAATATTAAAAATGTCTGTATTGTTTTAATACATAGGTTTAAATACTATATATATATATATACAGTATGGACGGAAGAACACGATACAATAAGATGGTTAATTTACTTGAACCACTTGTAGGGATGAAGTTACATATGGATAGGATTTCTCGGAAGATCATGATTAACATCGGAACTTCTGAAGCGGTTATCAGAGAAACTCTAAGGTTTATGATAGATACTGGTTTGATCGTAGAGCAAAAACATATGATCTTTAAAGTAATGTCTGCAGAGTTAGAGGATGAGTGATGAAATCACCCTCCAAGAAAAATATGACTCTCTCTCCGAGTGGGCCACAAGAACGAACCAAATACTCCGAGATCTTGACAAAACGCTCAAAATCTACTTCGACGACAAATGGGGAAAATCTGTGGAATGCGAAAAATGTGGTAGATTATGCTGAAAAAGCATTAAATATTAAACTCGATGGTTGGCAAAAAGACTATATTAATTGTGAAGGAAATACTGCCGTACGTGCAGGTAGGCAATCCGGAAAGTCTTATGCGGAATCACTCCGATCTGCTCTGTTTGCATTACGAAATGAAAAAACTCTCACACTTATTATCGGGGCAGTCGATCGTCAATCTGTCGAATTGTTTGAAAAAGTTAAAAGTTTCATCTCAATTCTGGCACCAAAACAAATAAAAGGGAAGGTACTTAAACATAAGATAGAATTAAGAAATGGTAGTAAAATTATCGCCGAACCAGCAGGGAGGACTGGATATGGTTTGCGGGGTTATGCCATTGACAAACTTGTGGTTGACGAAGCGCATTATGTCCCTGAAGAAGTTTTTGTCGCGATTCGGCCTATGTTGGCTACTACTAACGGTACTATTGATGTGCTTAGCACTCCCAGAGGTAACACCGGATTCTTCTATGATTGTTTTTCTGACAGTAATTTTACTAGCTTTCATACTAAGTCTGCTGATTGCCCAAGAATCTCTAAAACTTTTTTAGATCAAGAAAAGAGAAGAATGACGAAGATGCAGTACGCCCAGGAATACGAAGCGGAATTTTTAGATTCACTACAGCAATTCTTCCCTCTTGACCTAGTTGAATCTTGTATTGAAGAAAATCTTGTTAAGGGAACAGGAAAGAAATATCTAGGAGTTGATGTGGCAAGATACGGAGGGGATGAAAACTCTTTTGTTGTAGTGGAATTAAACAATGACAAACTAAGGACCGTACACATAGAAACAACCGAAAGAGTAAGTACCAGCGAAACAATAGGAAGGATCCAAGTTCTTAATGATTTATGGGATTTTAAAAAGATCTACATAGATGATGGAGGGATCGGAGGTCCAGTACTAGACATACTTCTTGAAAAAACATCAACTAAGAGAAAAGTTATCGGAATCAATAATGCGAATAGATCAGTTACAGCAGATCAGAAGAAAGGAAAATCAATACTAAAAGAAGATTTATATGGCAATTTAAGAAGAATGATGGAACAAGGATTAATAAAACTCCCAAAAGATGAACGAATGAAACAATCTTTACTATCAATTCAATTCGAATATACTGAAAATAAAAACCTTAAAATCTGGGGGAGATACTCACATATCACAGAAGGATTAATAAGAGCGGCCTGGTGTGTGCGAGAGAAACATTTAAATATCTGGATTGCATAGAAAAACCATGGCATTCGGAGGAACATTCACAACAGAAGCGATAATTGATTCAAAGAGCGGAGCAAATGTAGCAGTGGGGGTAACGGAAGCAATGAAAACCGCATGGTCTATTGAGGCAGAAAATTATATCAACGGAATAACACAATACGATTTTACAGCAAATTACGGAACTATAAGTGCAAACACAGCACAACTATTATCCGACGCTGTCTCCTCTTACGCTGCAATGCACGCAGTTTTATATGACACAAGCAACTATACAAATATCTCGGAAGCACAAACAAAGATCGCAGTTCTAAAGAAACTTTATAACGAAGCGATAAACGCACTTCTTGACACTAAAGTGACCGGGTATATGTCCTAATGGTAGAAAAACTTGATGATAAAGAACTAAAATTCGGAAATCAAATCACCACAATAATCGACATCGAAGGAAATGTAATGTCTTTAGATGCTAATAGATTTATAACAGTAAAATTTAATTCCGCCCAAAACGTACAGTTCGCAAGTGCTCAAAGCGTAGAATTCGATTCAGCCCAAGATGTCAATATATCAAGCGGTTCAGTCTCAATTACCGGAACGAGTGATGTAACGATAGCTTCGCAGGATATTGATATTTATACAACTGGATTGAGAGCGCCAAGAACAGACCAAACAGTTAAAAATTCGATTCATAAATTGACTGCACAAAGTGCATGGCAAACCATTTATACAGTTACAACAGGAAAAACACTTTATGTTAATCAAGTGATCATATCAAACCCAGCTTCAGGAGATTGGGGAGTTCAAATTGGAGAATCTTCAACAGCTGACATGAATGTGCAAGTGAGACAAGACGGAAGCGAAATAATTACTCTAGCAACTCCTTTGGTCTACACAACAGCAACAGTAGTTCAAGGATATACAAACGATCCAGGATATAACCAAACGATCACAATAATCGGCTGGGAAGAATAGAAACACTTAAATACAAGTCATCACACGTTTTCACATGGGAACACGAGATTTTGACAACGTTACAAATTCTGCACTAGATCAAAGTCTTTCTATAGTTGGAGATACAAACCAGGAAGTAGATAGAGCAATCCCCGGAAGCGAGGAAACAACATATCAACAGAACAACTGGACAAAATACAATGGTTACTATAGACAATATCCAGAGATCAAGGCCCAAATTGATAAATTAGGACTCTGGACTGTAGGAAAGGGATATAACGCAGATGAAAAAACAGAGAAGATGTTAAGTAAGATTAAAGGATTCGGTAAAGATTCATTCAACTCTGTGATGGAGAATCTGGTTAAGATAAAGAAGATTAATGGAGATTCATATGCACATATTATAAAAGACAAAGCAGGGAGACTTATTAATCTTAAACCTCTAAATCCAGGACTAATGAAGATTGTAACAAATGGAGACGGAATAATCAAAAGATATGAACAAATGGACTTAGCAAAGGCAAACGTAGTAAAAACCTATAACCCTGATGAAGTGTTTCATTTATGTAATGATCGAGAAGCAGACGAGATTCATGGGGTAAGTGTATTCGAGGCCCTAGAAGGAGTTCTAAAAAACATAAAACAACTTGATAATGATATGACAGTAGTATTTCATCGTTTTGTTGTACCAATGGTTATATTTGAACTAGACACCGACGAGCCTACAGAAATCGCAAAGTTCAAAATGAAGGCAGATACAGCAGTTAATAATGGAGATAATTTATATATTCCTAAAGACGCAGTTAAGGCAGATACATTAAACATCGCACAATTCGCAACTCTAAACCCTCTGGACTGGAGAAAGGAATGGGTAGATCATGCAATTAAGTCAACAGGGATTCCAAGATTAATATTAGGAAGTAGTTCAGAAGAAACAGAAGCAAGCGCTAAAGTTGTATATTTAGCATTTCAACAGACAATCGAAAAAGAACAAAGATTCGTAGAGGAACAATGTAAATTACAATTAAACATAACTCTTGAATACGAATTCCCTGCAAGGATTGAAGAAAACTTAGGAGAAGACGAAGGTAAGGATGGCGGAATAAACCAAGGAAAGAAATCAGAAGTTAAAATTACCAGCGTCGACAACAGTAATAAATCGAAAGTAGCACCACCCAAATGATAGAAGAAAGTCTCTTGACTTATGGACCACTAGGAATATTCTGTGCATACATGGTAGGAGATAGATTCTTGTTTAGAAACAAATTAACGGAAGCACTGAACAGATTAGTAGAGACGATAAGTTGGTGTCCTGTAAGAACTAGACCGGTAAGTTTATAAACTATATAAACATATATAAAGACATGGTAGAAGATAATGAAACAAAAACAAAGAAAGAACCGGAGAAGGAAGAAGTTATTAAGGAGATTCCTAAAACTTCTGATCCTATACCTAGCGGATCCCCACAGCCACTCGAAGAAGCGAAAGCAATCAACGAGAAGAAGGCGGAATTATTAGATCGTGAAGAAAAATTAATGGAACGTAAGGAGAAATTAGAAGCGGAAAAAATGGTGGGCGGTGGATCACCTGCAGGCGGTATTCCCCAAGAACCTTCTAAACCTACTGATGAAGAGATCGCAGATAAATTTAACAATGGAGAATTGGACATCTTATCAAAAAATGGATAAAGAATTAATTCTAAAAGAAATTTATATGACTAGAGATACTATTAAGAAACTCGAAGAAATCGATATAAACACACAAATCGGATTAGAAATTAATAGATTTGTTCTAGAAAAATTCGAGGAAGAATACGGTGAAAAGATCCCAGAAGAAAAGAAAAAAGGTAAACCCACTGGGGTGAACTGATGCACAAATATATGACTCTAAGAGGAGCGCCAAGACTAATAAGAAGAATTATTGAAGATTTACAAATGATATACTTGCCTTATGTTAATAAAAAGACAGGGAAGAATATCGGACTAATACAATTAATGCCAAGATCGATCAAGACTTATGAAGTATGCTTCCCAGAAGCACATAAGAAAGAGATTAAGAAACTTATAGAAGAAACAGCAGCAAAACATAACAAGGGAATGAATGGGGGAGTTACAATCCACTGGGGGCCATTCAAAAAAGATGGATATAACGCAGATGGATCTGAAAGAATATGATAATAGAAATAGAGATCGCAGTCTTCGGATTGATAGGAATTGGAATCAAAATATACCAAGTATTTTTCCAGAAACCGTGAAATTCTAATCCCAGGAAAGGCCCGAATTTCCGCACCATTTAGTAATGACATAATAGAAACATTTAAATAGGGGTGTGATATAGGTTAGATATGGCAGACGAAGCAATACTTGTTGAGGACCCTACAATTATCAGAGATTATACTGTTGCTGCAGGTGTAGCAATCCCACAATTTACATGGTGTGCTTTAGAAGATCCAAGAACGGCTGTAATTTCAAGTGGAGCAAATATCTTCGCAGGTATTTCAATGACTGAAAAAGATGCAACAAGTGACGCAGTTAATTTAGGATTAGCGCAAGACGGTATTTTTGTAGGAACAGCATCAACTGAAGATATTGCAGTTGGTAAATTAGTAGTATTATCAGGAGCGAATGTTTTGAGAGAAGCAGTAGCAGGAGATTTATTAATCGGTGCTGTATGTGGTAAAGCATTAGAAGCTATCGCTAAAACAACAACTGGTGAAGTAGATACTGGGGTGAGAGGATAAATGGCAGACCAAGTAGGACAAATAGACATTAGAGGAGAGAATATTTCTAGTATTGTAACAGTATTCGCTCAAAAGAAATTTAAATTAAGACCATTACTAAGATCTGTAAGTTCTAATAGATTAACAGAGACATATTATAAAGAAGATCCAACTATTCTTACAGCAAGTGGTACTCGTAACATTAAAGGTATAGGAAGATTATCAGAGTTTCCAAGCGTACAAAGATCATGGACTAAGGTTTCAAGTGAACATATTAAGTATGGTGCAGAGAGTCTTATCTCTATGGAAGATTTAAGGTTAAACGCATTCAATGTTCAATCAAGGGCTATTAATGGGATTGTTGAGAGTATCGTTAATTCAATAGATATTGCAATTTATGCAGCATTAACAGCAGAAGCAAATACTTCTGGAACAGTAGCAGCAGGAAACCCTTGGGATGATTCAACAGGAACAAACCAAAACCCAATCAATGATATTCTAAGAGGGATTCAAGCAATGGATGAAAACAATTATGACGCACAAGAAGGCGGAGTTCTATTGGTAAACCCACATGATTACGCTTCATTAATGCAGAACAGTAAGGTAATTAACAATCCATCGTTTAAAACGGCTGACATCGTCTCTAATGGACGAATGGGACAGGTTGCAGGACTAACCATCGTTAAAACAACAAGCGTAGTAGATGATGAAGCTATGATTATTATTAATCAATTAACAGCTACATGGCAAAGCGCAGTAGGATTTGAGACAGCATTAATCGATAAACCAGGTATTTCTACAATAATTAGGTCATGGGAGATGGGACAAATACAGATCATACATCCTAAATCAATCTATACGATTACCAACACGGAGGAATAAGATGAGTTATAAAGGTCAAGTTCTACGTGGTGAAAAATGGTCTATTTTATGTAAAGAACAAGATGTTAAACCTACTGAAGAACAACAGAAAGAAATTAATGTATTCTTAGAGTCTCAAGCTAAGGTAGCAGAAGCAGAGAAAGTAATTAAACCTAAAAAGAGCAAGTAATTCTATGCCAGAACTTATAGGTGATCCATGTCAACCAAGTGATTTAATAATTCCAGCAATAGATGGAGCGCATACTACAGTAGGCCAAGAAGGTTATATATTTCTATCAGGATCTAAGTTATGGTTCTATACTGGCTCTGCAATGGAACTAATTACTTCTGCATAATTATTTAAAGTATGATTTCTAAGATATTATATGAGTAAACCACGTATCAATGCGAATATAGGTAAACAACTAAAGGGAGACTTCCATCGTCCGGAAGGTGCAGGGAACTTTGACAACATGGACGATAATAATATTGTTCGTTCTATAAACATAAAGAATGGTACTAGCGATTTAGCGCCAGTTAATCCTAAAGACATTGTTAATAAAAAATATGTTGATGATTCTGGGGCGTTGAAGTTAGACTTGGATGGTGGCAATGCAAATCAAACAATCAACATTGAAGGGTTTGGATTATTCAACATAAACACTGCAGGAACTCAAGCCACAGGAGGGAGTAGTGATGGAAAACAAGGGCTTTTCTGGAGAAGTGTAAATACAGATCCTTGGGAAGAAACTCAAATATATGCAACACCCGACGGAGTAGAATGGGATTTTGAAAACGCAGGAGATACATTACACCTGAACGGAGAGATTAGTTTATATGGAGATACGTTCGTCCCTGCACCATATCAAATACATTACGTGAAAGATCCAACAGCAAACCAAGACGCCGCCACTAAGAAATATGTTGATGATGCGGATGCTTTACTTGTCCCATACACAGGGGCCACTGGTGACGTGGACTTAGGAGCTAATGACTTAACAGCAAACTGCGTTACTGGCACGAGTAGCATTTCAACAGACCAAATGTATTCTTATACTGGTGGGGCTACAGCTATCACTTTTAATAATAATATAAATATGAATGGTGGGGATGTTGAGAGTGCGGTAAATGTTTATACTACAAATCTTCATGTAGATGCTATCACCGATGATGTGGCTGGTTTTATTACCATTGCTGATGATGTGAAGATAAATGTAGATAGTAAGAAACTCTACTTCGGTGCAGGTGATGACTATTCTATAGAGTTTAACGGAACTAATGCTGTTCATACTGTAAGTTCTGGGGACTTTGTATTTAATGGTGGTAATGTAAAGATACCTACGGATACAGGTAAACTATACTTCGGTGCAGGAGATGATGCTTCTATTACTTATGACGGTAGCGATATGCAATTTACTCAAGAAGTCGGAAGTGGTGATTTTGTTTTCAATGATGGCGACATGGACCTAACGACAGGAGATTTGAAAAGCACAGGGCAATTAAATTGGGGTGGAATTACCACTGTTCATGGAGAGGGAGTTTATGGGATTGATGCCGACACAAAAATATATTATAAATTTGCTGAGGGACCCGATGAAGCAACGAGTGCCACCGATAGCGTAGGAAGTCATGCCTTTTCATTTAAAAACGGGGCGAAGTTAGATGACGCACAAACAAAATTCACAGGAGATATAACTTCGGCGTATTATGATGGGTCAAATGATTATGCAGAGGCAACGGTAGGCGGAGATTTTGAAATTATGGCAGATGCGACACAAGATTGGACTATTGATTTCTTTGTTAGACACGACGACCATGTTGGAACAGAAACATATTTTATAAATTATCCTTTTAGTAATCAATGGTTAAAACTTGTTCATAAACATGGTAGCGGTATTTGGTTAGACGGAAAGGTAGGGGCGAATTTAATAAATCCAACGCCGTCTTATGCTGGAGAAATTACAGACACCGATTGGCACCATATCGCAGTAGTTAAAAAATATGAGGGTGGAGTTACAAAATACGCAGTTTATCTTGACGGAACTCAAACTCTTTATTTAGAAAGTGCTTTTGAATTTGCTCTAACCTCAAAAACTTATTTCGCTGGAAATCCGTTGGCTGGAGATTTTTTCGATGGAAACATGGCACACTTTAGAACTCAAAAATCCAACATCTTTGGAGCTTCTCCAAATGTAGGATTAACGGACACACTAACCGTTCCGACCGCCCCTTATGTGCCAGCATTGACAATAAATGCAATGGGAACGACATCTGTAATAGAGTCAAAAAACCTTGATGGGACTTCGATTGCACAAATGTTTTTTGAAGATGATGTTGAAGTTAAAGGGACAACATTTTTAGACGGAGATGTTAACATAACACAGGATAACTCTAAACTCTACTTCGGTACAGCAGATGACGCTTCTATAACTTATGATGGGACAGACTTATTGATAAACACCAAGGAAGTTGGAACGGGGACAATTAAGATAAATGGAACGGCTGCATATAGTGGTAGTTTCACTAATGGAGATGGTGCAACGGTTACAGTAACTGATGGCTTAATTACAAATGTAGCTTAGTCCTAAACAAGACGATAAAAGGTATTATTA